GGGCCTCCCGCCGCCAGACCTTGCGACGCTGCCGACAGACCTTGCGTCGCTGACGCCTGACCTTGAGCTGCTGCCGCTGCGTCGGCTTGACTTTGCGCCGACGCGCTTTGCGCCGATGCCGCCGCGGCCGCTTCCGCGGCCGGGTCGGATATGCCTTGGCTGAAGGCGCTGCCGGGACCGTTGTTGCCGGAGAAGCCGGGTGTTCCGGTCGTCCCCATGCCCTGGCCGATGCCGTAGCCGCCGGCATTGAAGCCGCTGCCCGACAAGCCGAGGCCCTGGCCCTGCGGCCCGGTGCCCATCGACGGGGAGCCGCCTTGGCTCACGTTGCCGGTAGGGGCACTGGCGTTACCGATGTCGTTTAGCCCGGCCTCGTTCGCCAGCGCACTGGTCGAGGGGTCCGCGTTGAGATTGCCCATTGGAGACGACGAGAAGCCGATGCCGATGTCGTTGATCCCGGCTTGCTCGGCCAGCGCACTCTGCGAGGCGTCTTGCTCGGGACCGCCCTGCAACTGACCGCCGGTAAGGTTGCCTGTGCTCATGAGGCCGCCGGTCTGGGCCGTGCCTGGCGTGTTCGCGGCCGAGCCGAGAATGCCGGAGCTAAAGCCGGTCATGGCCGGGCCACCGAGCGCGGGCGACGCCGCAAGATTACCTTGCGAGATGGCGGCGTCGTTAAGCGATGCCTCGTCGCTGATCGATATGTCGTTGTCCGGTGTCAGCGCGGGAGCAGCCACTGGCGCCGTGGCGGGCGACGGCGCCGCCGGCGCAGGCGCAGCCGGTGCCGGCGCAGCCGGTGCCGGCGCAGCCGGTGCCGGCGCTGCCTGGGGTCCGCTGATCTCGGGGTTGGAGCTGTCGGGAAGCGGCGCTCCGCCGAAGAAGTCGCCGAACACGCTGCCGCCCCAGCCCTGGAAGCCGGAGGGGGTCGCGCCACCCAACAGACCAGCGCCAGCCTCGGCGCCGAAGCCGTAGGGATCTTCACGCCGATTGCGCGGGATGCCGCCGGCGCCCTCGGCCTCGATTAGCGCCTGCACGATCGCGCGCCGGCGCGCCTCGGCGTCGATGCCCCATCCGGTCGGAGGATCTGCGAAGCCATAATCCGACATGACGCGCTCCTAGACGTTGACGCCGCCGACCTCGAAGGTGGCGTGGATGCAGACCAGCTCGACGTCGGGCTTGACCTGCTGTGCGATGGTGATCTGCACGATCGGCGCGTGACTGAAACCACTTTTGCCGACCGAAACCCAGAGCGTGTTGCGGTTCGACGGTCGCGTCGGCGGCGGCTGATCCCATTGCGCGTACTGCGCGCGCTGCGGCGCCGTCGGCACCGGCGGCGGCGGGCCGCCCATGTCCGGCCCCCAGCGACCTTGGTCCCAGACATCCGACACGCCAGGATCTGGACCAGCCGGTGGCGGCGGCGGGATGGTGACAAAGAAATCCGTCGCCGCGTCGATCTGTGGGTTGAACTGCTCGCGCTCGCTCGCCGTGAACACCGCGCGCGCCTGGTGCCAGGTCACGTTTTGCGAGCGCGCCTGAAACATCTCCCAGCCGCCGATGAGCGTGGCGACGTACGGTACGCCGTCATCGTAGCCGCTGCGCTCGGCTTGCATGATGACGCCGCCTTGCGTGCCAAAGAACATATCCGCGCCTTTGCGGATGAAGCAGGTCGCATCCCAGCCGACCGCGCGCGCAAAGGCGCCGGTGACGCTGTTCATCATCAGGCAGTAACGATTGCCCGGCGTGCCGCCGGGGAACGTGACGAAGATGCCGCCGTACTCGTCCCAGCGCTTGATCGTCCAGGGGAAGGCGCGCTTGCTCGCCACCTCCTCGCGCCACATCGGCTTGATGGCGCGCGAGATCATCGCCAGCTCCATCTCGCCGGATGACTTGGTGATCACCTGGCTGATCGGGACAATGCCCTCGATGGTCAGGATCAGCAGGTCACCGCCGACCTGGCTGTGCGCGTTCATCCCCATCGGCTTGCCGACGAAATAGCGGCCTTCTTGCCTCCACGTCGCTGGATCGGCCGGATTGTTGCCGGTGAAGATCAGCGCCTCGCCCTCGCTCGTGACGCAGACCAGCTTGTCGTCAATTCCGTCGCCGGCGTCGATCGTCCAGCTCGCCAGGAACAGCAGGTAGCCGCCCAAGGTGGCCGCGCCGGAGAGCGGGATCTTGACCAAGGTGCCGCCGACGCTGTCGGTCGGGAGGTACCACAGGTTCATCGACTGCTTTTCGATGAAGTAGAGCCGGCTGCGATACTTGGCGACGTAGGTCAGGTTGCGGCCGAACTCGACCGGTGAGCCGACCGGTCCGGTGATCGCGCTGGCGCCGTCCGACGGCACCGCCGGCGGCAGCAGGGTCGCCCAGCTGCTACCGTTAAAGCGCAGCACCGGGTCGCCGGCGTCATTGACCACGATCAGCCAGTTGCCGGAGAGGTTGGACAGCGGGCTGGCGCAGTAGTTGCCGCTGTTCTGCGCCGCCTTGACCACCACCGGCGCACCAGGCGCGGTGACGTCGTACAGCTTGGTCGCCTGGCCGGCGAACATGCGCTGCTGCGTGATGTCGACATACTCGAATGCGGAGATGACCGGCACGGCGTCGAGCACGCAGTGGCGCACGCAGCCGCCGCGCAGCTTGACCCCGCGCATGGTCGGGATCCAGTTGTCCGAGACGATGCAGGAGCCCGGCCCCATATAGGCGTCGTTCTCGCTCTGGATGATGCCGCGGGTCGGCGCCGGCAAGGTGATCGCCTTGTGCTGCTGGGCGTACTGACCCGGCACCGGCTGCCGCCTGAAGGCTGCGTGTGCGCTCATGCGGCGAGCCTCGCTTCCAGCGCCTCGATGCGCGCCATCGCCTCTTGCAGCGCCTTCACGGTCGCCGCCAAGATCGGCGGCCAATTGAGCGACTGCACTACATCGGGATCGTCCTTACGCCCGCTCGCCGCCGTGTAGAGCAGCGTGTCCTGCAGTTCGTGCGCGATGAAACCCCAATGCTCAATGTTGGTTTCAACAACGAACGGCTTGCCCTCGCTCTTCGCTGTCGCCTCAAGACCGGGCGGCGTATATTCCTTCGGCGTGTAGCTGATCGGCTTAAGTGCCTTGACCCGATCCCACATGCCCTTAAGCGGCTCGATGTCCTTCTTGATGCGATAGTCCGATTGAAACGCAAGTTGCGCGACGGCGGTGCCGCCGATGTAAAACCATGCACCCGGCCAATCAATTGAGAACACGTAGGCCGGATCGTTTTGACCCGCTCTGCAACGATAGCCGTTGGTCGCATGGACGTGACTGTCTGAAGAGATATTCTTACCGCTGACATTACCGTTACCATCAATACGAAGAGCGTTACCGCCACTGGTCGTATACACTCTCCACAAATCGCTGGCACCTTCGGTACCTACGTAATAACGGTTGCCATATCCGGGCACCTCATACCATATGCCTGACCCTGATGCCGAATAGGCAAGCTGTATTTCATGGAGATAGGAGACGCCAGTAACACCGAAAGCGCCGCTGATCGTACCACCGCCCAACGGGAGATAGGCACCGGAAGGATTAGCGAAGTCACTCGACCCCCACAGCCGTCCATTACTCGCGTTAATCTCTCCCCCGGCAAAAGTGTAGTTACTGCCAACGCAGTTAATATATCTGGTCTGCGCGGCGTTCATAAAGATGATGCCGTTGTTCGGATCACCTGCCCAATTGTAAGTGATTATATAGTTTGTCGCGCTAAATCCCGTGCAGGAAAGAGCGCCACTCAATGCACCTCCAGCCATTGGTAGCCACGGTCCACCGGGTGCGTTGTTGCTGTCCCACACCGTTCGCCATGCTGTGGCGCCATTGCTCTCCGTGGGCCGCCAGTACAGATTGCCGGCAGGAGCAAACGGCGCGCTCAATTGCAGGGAATAATAATTGCCATCATTGCTGTGCGTGCATGAAATTGTATGGTGCCAGCCGTTGTTGGTCGGATAACCCTTGGCAGTCGTTCCCGTCGAACATTCCCAGAAACCGCTGTCGAGGCGAGTGGTGTTGATATTATCTGATCCACCTACCTTAAATCCACCGGGCGTAGTTTGAGCAGCCAGACTGATACGACCTGCCATTGAGCCGCCAGCCAGCGGCAGATAAGTGCCGGAAGGATTGGCAAAATCGTTCGCACCCCACAGGCGTCCATTTGATGCGGTCGCGATCCCACCAAAATTCAGCGCGCCGGTAGCCCAACTAACTGATATAGGTGTGCTGATAACCGCGTCACCGGCAGCATTTATGCGGAATAAATTAAAATCATTGGCGGTCGCATCAGCAAATCGCCAAATCCACTTAGTTTTCCCCGCCGACTGAATATACATTTGATCGACGTTGGCATCAGCGGGCTTGTACATAACAATTGTCGGGTCTGAATAACTGAGCGTCAGTCCACCCGTCATCGTGTCGCCGGTCTTCAGCACCCGCAGCGCGTCTTGCGTGTCGGTGTATGCCTTGGTGACATCGCCAACCGGCGGGTTCGTCCACTGCGTGTTGTAGTTGGTGGCATCGATCTTGGTCAGCGTCTGACCAGCCGTGCCGCCGGGTGCGACGCCTGCCCCGGTGTCGCCCTTGACGCCCTGCACACCTTGGATGCCCTGCGGGCCGGTGGCGCCTGTCGGCCCGGTCGCGCCAGGCGGACCCGGCACCGTGCTGGCGGCGCCCGTGGCGCCCGTGTCGCCCTTGTCGCCCTTCTGCCCGATCGCGCGCAGCAAGAAGGCCAGCTCTTGATTGTGGTTCCAAGAGGTAGCGCCCTGCGCCGAGACGAGCGCGACCGGCACCTCGAACCAATCCGGGTAGGGAATGCCGGGGCCGGTCAGCCGCCAGACCTGATGGCTGGCCGAGATGTCCTTGTCCTGCAGGATGAACTGATCGTCGAACGTCGCGACTTGGAACATCACGGTCGGGTCAAAGCCGTCCTGCGTCTGCGCGTCCATGTAGAGCGCAGTGACCAGCGCCGGATTGGCGTTGTTGTAGCGAAACTTGCCGGCGCCGGGGTCGTTCGGTGACGTTGAGTTGGCGTCAAAGCGATAGAAGAAGCGGCTGGTCGAGGCGCCAGCCGGCCCCTGCGGACCTGGCACCGTGCTGTCGGCGCCGGTCGCGCCCTGCGGACCGACCGGCCCGGGCGGCCCGATCGGACCTTCCGGTCCCGTCGGGCCAGGCGGACCCTGCAACGCAATATCGAAGGCGCCGGCGTTGCTGCGTGGCTGGTTAATAGTTGGCATTGCGCGACCACTGCGACGCCGGCGTGCGGTTGATCAGGATCGGCGCGGGCTGGTCATGTCCCATCGCGTTGGCCAGCGCGTCGCTGTAAGTCCCCATCGGTTCGGCGTAAGGCGAGCCCTTATTGGCCATCCACTGCCAAATCATGCCCAGCTTCAACAGCCGCTCGTCGAGCCGGAAGCGGTCATTGTCAGCCAGGAAGCTGTCGCCGTAGCCGCCGCTGGCCAGGCTCACGCAGTTACGATCGAGGTAGGCGAACGTCGCCGTGATGCCGATGCCGAGTTCCGGCTGGATCACCAGGCTGTCGCCCAACAAGGTCCACTCGCCAATGCCGCTATATGTACGATTGGCCAGCCGGTTGCGCAGCCAGTCGTCGGTGTCGGGGATGAACAGCATCGGCGCCTGGCTGTTGAGCGACGACCAGACATTGGTGGTCAGCAGCATGCGCTTGAAGTTGGCCGGGAGCGGAAATTCGGTCTGCGCGCCGTTGCCGGTGTAGGCCTGCAACGCCTTGAGCGCCGACCAGTCGCGTGTGTCGTAGGCGATGCGCTGGCTCATCTCGTTAGCCAGCGCGACCATTTCTTGCATCGTGCGATTGGTGTTCAGCCCGCCGAACACTGTCGAGGGGAGCGCCACGCCAACGGCGGCGCAGACGTCCCGCACCACCGTCAACAGGCTCATCTCAGGCCGCCTTGTCTGGCCGCGCGTCGAGCGCCATGCGCACCAGCGCCTTGCGGTTCAAGCTGCCGACTGGCGCCTGGCCGGTGTGGGCGGTGATGTATTCGCGGATCTGCTCGAGGTCCATGTCCTTGAACTGGCCCTCGCCGCCGGTCTTCTTCAGCGCCTCGTTGTCCTCCTCGAGCGCCATGTTGCGCGCGCGCATCGCCTCCAGCTCGGCCATCAGCTGGGTGGCCGGCGCGTTCGCCTTGGCCGCGGCGAGATACTCGTCGGCGCGGTTCTTCCAGTCGCGCCCGCTCGGCCCGAGGTTCTTCAGCTCCTGGCCGTCGATCGTGGACAACTGCTCGACCGTGTAGACGTTCTGCGCCTGCAGCCCGGCGCGCTGGCCTTCGGTCAGGAAGGTGGCAAAGTCGAGCGGCGTGCCGCTCTTGGTCTGCTGCTGCTGGGCGGTGAACTGGCGATATTGGTGCTCGAAGCGCTGTGCGTAGGTGATCGAGGTCTGCTCGCCGGTGAACGGGTCGACGCGCCAATGCGAATGCGCATGCGCCGGGTAAGGCGTCCAGTTGCGCGAGCCGGGCACGCGCACCTCGCACACCTCGACGTCATCAAAGATCGGACGCCCCTCGGCTGCGCTCTTGCCAGCGTTGGGGATCACCATGTTGCGGAACGTCGCCACCAGGACGCCGTCCGGGTCGCGCGACTGCATCTGCATCGGGATCATCATCAGCTCCGTTTCACGTGAAAGGGGTCGGAACCGCCGCCCGAGGCTCGTCCTATGGGACACAGGCGGCGGCTCCTTTGACCGGGGGAGAGCGGGAAGGCTTGGGGGGTCTTGTCCCTCCCCCGATGTCGATCAGGACGCCGGAACGCTGTCGTACAACCGCCAGTTCATTTGCGGATTTACCATTGTTAGCTCGCCCATCCATCCGATGAATTGAGCAATCGCGTCCTTGTCTATCGGCATCTGTCCTTCGCCTTCGAACAGTTTATCGAAGTTACGGGACGGATGATACCGAAGACGGAAAGTATCCGTGTTCAACCCGAAGGTGGTATTGGCCGGCATATTACTTCCGATGCCGCCATCCAATACTATCTCGGCCCGTTTTCCGCCGCCGATATACTCCAGTGAGGTGAAACCGAGCTTGCCCATGCTGGTATCGCCCGTGATGCGTTGTATAGCTACCGTTGCGGCATCATACGCGGCGTAGTGTTCCGGGGACATTACGAGCAGGTCAGCGTACTGCCGCCCGCGGCTCTGCTTGGTCATCACCGCGTTGATCAAAGGCCGGATCGTGGTGGCGGCGACCTGGGTGCCGATCGTCGGCGCGTAGGTGTGCGCGTCGTAAGTCTTGGTTTGCCAGATGGTGGCGGTGCCGCGATCGATCCCGCCGTAGACGCCGCTGGTCGGCACGATCGGCACCGCGGTGGCGAGCCCGGTGAGCTGCTTGCCGCCGTTGGCGGTGCCGTCGCCGTACAGGGCCGCATCCATCGTATCTTCGAGGCTGCGCTCGGCCGCCTCCATGTAGGCGTCGAGAACGTCTTCCAGCTGATTCTCGCCCTGGTTGTTCAAAATCTCCTGCATGCTCAACACGATAGGCACGACGACCATCTTCGGATCAAAAAAGGCGTCATTGAACAAATCTATTGCAGGATTAAGGAGTTGGTCGTATCCGCTATACCATTGCGCGACCTGTTTTGCAATCTGTAGTGTTTGGCGGATACGTGGGCCGGAGTAGGACTGCCACAAGCCTTTCCTTCTCATGACCGCCAGCAATGCGTTGTTATTGCTGACGAGATCCTCGTAGGAGGACGAGCGGTCTTCGACCGCCATGCTCAGGATCTGCTGGTAGGTCGCGTTAGAGGTAATATTGGGCATCAGTGATGCTCCCCGTTGGATGTTGGATCAGAGCGAACCGTTCGCGCGCCGGATGGCACCTGCGATCGCCTCGCGGCGGCCGACTGGCTTATCCCTGCGTGCCACGCCGTTGGACGGGCCTGCGGGGGCACCAGAAATGGATTTCGCAGCGGTCCGGGTCTGAGCCGGCGGGGTGCGGGTCTGAGCCGCTTGGGTTGCCGGGCGGAGCAAGTCAGCCCTGGCGTAAGCTTGGTCGAGCGTAAAGCCGAGTTTGATTTCGCGCTCGATCAGGTCGCTGAGTTCGTCGAAGCGGGGCTTGGCGTCGGCGTACCGATCAAGCTGTGCCCTCGTCTGCGCGAACGTGGCCTGATACTGCATCTGTTGGATGCCGCTGACAAGCTTGTTCACGGTTTGGTGCAGCTGTCCAATTTGTTGCGCCTGGGCGTCGACTTTGTTCTGGTTCTTCAGCAGCTCCTGCTGTTCCGGCGTCTGGTTGAGCACATGAAAGGCGATGTCGCGCAAAGTGATGCGATCGCCGGTGTCGGTGCGCAGATTGAGGTTGTAGACAATGGTGTCCAACCCCGCGACCGGATCCTGGCGCAGCTTGTTTTCCATCGAGACGTAGTTGTTCAGCGCACGTTCGAGCGTGGTGCCCTGCTGCTTCGCCATCTCGTGGAACGGGCGAATGGTGCCCATCACCTCGATGTCGCCCTTGTAGGTCTGGTAGGCCTTCTGGAACTCGCCCTGGGCGCGGTAGATGTCGCCGCGCACGCTCTCCGGCGTGGCCGCCCAGTCGGCCTTGGCGCGCTCGTGCATGCGCTGCGGCGGCTCGCGGTAGGGCGCATTCGCCGGCAGCTGAGGGGTGCTACCGTGCGGGGGTGAGGGTGCTACGGTGTCACCCTTCTGCTCGCGTGGCGCGAAGTGGCCGTGCTCGACACGCTCGCGCTGATCCTTTGGCTTGTCCGGCGCCTTGGCCTGCGGCTGGTCGTCGGGGCGCCGCTTCAGGTCGATCGTCGGCTTTTCGCGATCGATCGGCTCGGGTGGCTGGTTGTCGCCGATCTTGGCTCGGCGCGGCTGCGGCGGATTGTCGGCGCGCGACTTGGCGAACGCCTTCTGGATCGCCTCGCGCCGACTAGGCGCCTCCGCGGGCTTGTCGGGCGCCTGGGAGCCGATCGGCGCCGGCGGCGAGGCCGGGTTCGGATTGATCGGCACCTCGCTGGCGGCCGGCGCCGGGGCCGGGGCGGGCGCGGGAGCTACGGGAGCTGCGGGAGCATTGGCAACGTCTGACATAGGGCGCGTCCTTGCATTGCAATTGCAATTGCAATTGCTTCGAGCTGGACGAGCCTTGAGGTGAAACCGCGGTCGGACCCCCGTCCCCCCGCGTCGTGAACTATGTGCGCGGCATCACTTGCGCGCGTCGGCCCGCCCGGTACTGGGCGGCCGCCCGGCTGATCGTTTCGCGCCTTTGCTTTTTGACTTGGCGGTCTTCGCTCGCACGGGTTTTCGGCGTGAACTTTTCATTTCCAACCTCGGTAAGACCCTCCGCGCGCGTGAGCGCACGAAAGGATGATTTCGACGTGTAGAAGCGCCCGTCGACATGCTCGGTCGGCGGCATCTCATCCGAGATCACCATCGGGCACGGCAGGCTCGAGCGCGCCACCGGCGCGCTCGGTTTATCGACGCGCCAGACGTTCGGCGCGACCTCGACCAGCTGGACCATCGTCTCCCCGTAGCAGTGGCGGCAATACGAACACCACCGGCAGGCCAGGCTTGCCGACCACCTTGGTCACCGCGACGCCGTAGCCGTTGGCAGCCTCGGTCACCGGCAGGCCGCTGCGCGGCGCGATCGCGCTGACGTCGACCACCGGCAGGCCGCCGGCGGCAATCGTGACAACCGCCAGGCCCATTACTTCTTGCCCTTCTTACGCTTGCTCGCCGGCTCGGCCTTCTTCGGCTTGCGCTCCTGCTCGCGCTTGCCGCGGCTCACCGGCGCCTCGGCGGTGAACTCGAAGGTGAGCACATCGCTCATCTCCTCGCCGCGGTGCACCTCGACGTCGACCACGGCCGGCTCGGCCGGCGACGGCGGGTTGGTCGTCAGTTGGGTCTGATTGACGAAGACCGTCGGCATCTCCTCGTCATCGAACACGATGACGCTGTTAGGGGTGAAGCCGCTGCCGGTGACGGTCAAGGTGAAGTCGGTCATCCCAATCACGGCGCTGTCGGGATCGATGTCGGAGAGCGCCAACGGCGGCAGATCGTGCTTGGGGTCGTCCGGGATCTGGTTCGGGCCGTTCTCGCCCTCATAGACACGCGAGCCAGGCGGCTCATTGATGCTGACCAGCCGATCGGTTTCACCCAGGCCGCCGGACCCTTCACGCGCCTGGCGCTGGCGGTTCTCCGCCTCCTGCACCTGGTCGGCGCCGTCCTTGGTGTGGTCGAGGCCGAGGCTCGGCCACTGCTCCGGCTGGTTCTCCGGTTGCGGTGGCGCGACGCCAGCCTGGCCCTCCATGCCGAGCCGCTTGGGGTCGACGATGCCGCCGGGGTTGAGTACGCGCTGGTGCGGCGGGCCGACCTCTTCGCGGGTTACGCTCGGGATCGCTGGATTGACGTTGTCGCGCGTCTGCTGGCCGCCGCGCTCGTCGAGTTTGTCTTCCGGTTTGGTGCGCTCGATGAAGTCGAATGGCTTCTTCTCCAGCAACTCGCGCTGCTCGTCGCCCTCGGCCTTATCGCGCCGCTCGGCATCACTGGGCGGGCGGTTCTTCTCATTCTTGAGCCGATCGCGCTGACCGTCGTCGAACGGTCGGTCCTGGTTGATCTCCGCCTCGCGCTGGCGTTGGCGCTCGTTGCGGCCGTCGTCGGGTACCCGTGGCGTGCTCATGTGAACGTCCAATTCGTTGCGTTGCTGGGGGTGCCACCGACACCGTTGATGACCGTAACCGGCAGGGTGCCGGCGGTGGCCCGTTTCGGTGCGTTGGTGACCGTCAACGAAGTCGCGCTCACGTAGTTCGTCGTCTGCGCAACACCGTTGACGTAAACGACACTGGAGCGGTTGAAGTTGGTGCCGGTCACGGTCAGCAGCGTGGTGCCCGCGCCAGAGACGTTGCTCGCGCCGCTTGCCGCCGACGTCGTCGGCGTGGCGACGCCGACCGTGCCGGTCAGGTAGGACGCATGGCTGGCATTCGGCGTTAGCGTATAGGCGCCCATGGTGGACACGGTCTGCAGCTGGCCGAGCGGTCCCGGATTGGTCGAGGTCGCGTTGACCACCACCTCGGTGCCGGCGCCTTCGTGCGCCACGGAGGTAGAAGCCGGGACCACACCGTTGGCAGCTCCCGGGTATGACCCCTCGGTGCCTCCGGCTGTGGCCCCGGTCCCGCTCGCCAGAGCAGCTGTATTGGCCGCGAACGCAGTGAGCGATCCTGCTGCGCCGTCGTCAAAATAGGGCGGCGGATAGGTGTTGAAGATGTTGTTGTCGGCCGCGTCGGCGTAGGTGTTCTTGGTGAAATTGGGCGGATTGGGCGGCGTCGCTCCGGTGAACGACATATTGGTGGGCGGTGTCGGATTAGGCGGCGTGACGGTCAGTGCGCTCTGGGCCATGTGTCGTCCTCCTTGCGGTTAAGCAGCTTACCAGCGTCCGGGTATTTCTGCACGGAGGCCGAAGGTCATGCGACCAGGCTGTCGGTTGCCATACTGCAGCTCGGCGTACTGGCTGGCAACCACAACCGCCGCCGGCGCCAGCTCCATGCGGTAATCCTGGTGAATGTGATGGTCAAGGACAACCGGATAGCCAGTGAGCCTGACCACACCTGGCGCGAGCGGCAGCGCGCGCGACGGCTTTAGCGTCGCATCCTGGCCGATCAGCGTGATCGCGCCAGGCAGCACGCGCAGCACCTTGTCGCTGCGCGTGGTCAGCACGGCCGGGTTGCCGGTGACGACGATCGCGCCAGGCTGCGCGGTCAGCTTGTAATTTATGCGGGTCTTCAGGTCGGCCGGGATGCCGGTGACGGCGATCGAGCCGGTCGCGAGCGACAGCATGCGATTGCGCCGCAAGGTCGCGCTCTTCATCGAGACGGCGATCGCGCCCAGGCCCGCCGTGAAGGCGAAGGCGCGACCGTACTTCAGGTTCACTGTCTTACCGGACAACGTGACCGCACCGACAGTCTGCGACAGCGTGTAGGCGCGGCGCACGTTCGCCGGCACGCCGCTGACCGCGACCGCGCCCTTCTGCGCCGTCAGGACGTGGCCGTAGCGCACGATCGCGGTCTTCGGCGCGACGGTGATCGCACCCGTGCCCGCCTGCAGCACGTAGGCGGTAATCAGTGACGGCGTGTAGACCAGGTCGACGTCTTTGCCGGCGAGCGTGACCGCACCCGGCTGCGTCGTGAGCATAAAGCCGCGCCCGTAGCGCAGATTGACATCGACGCCGGTCAGCGTGATCGCGCCTACCGTCGCCTGCATCTTGCGTCCGACGCGCAGGATCGCGTTCTTGCCCGCCAGCGCAGCGCCGTAGGTCGCGAGCGGCAGCTTGCGATCAGCGCGCAGCGTTGCCGTCGAGCCTGCGAGCGTGACGCTGCCCTTCTGCAGCGTGAGCAATTGGCCCTTCGTGCCGCTGGTGTCGCGGCCGATGACGTTGACCGCAAGGACGCCAAGGTCCATGTGCCGATCGACCCGCAGCAGCGCAGTCTTGCCCGACAGCGTGACCGCGCCGACAGTCAGATCAATTTCGGCAGCAGGCGGCGCGAGCGAGCGGACAACATACTCGTCGTACTTCAGCGTACCGCCATCGTTAACGAGGTACGGGATGACGATGTTGTTGCCGCGCTGGTAGATGTTGCCGTCGCGAGAAAGATTATTACGCCCAGCCGTGCCGATGGTGACGTTGGCAAACGAAGCGATGACAGCAGTGCCCCATGTAACACCGTTGTTGGTACTCTTGCTCACGTACAAGCGACTGTCAGGGGTTAATCCAGCCAACGAATAAACATCCGTGCCATCAACAAATAGCGTGCTTGGCAGCGCATTGGGGATGCTGCTCGGATAACCGCCCAGAGCAAGCGTCGGTGTGTTGGCGCTGAGAAAACTTACCGTGCCTGCCGCATATTGCGAGACAACCCTATCGCCGCTATTCACAAAACCAATTGTTTGGCCGGTGACGCCGCCGTTCGGTGTAGAAGCCGTCTGCAACACATTGGCTGCGGTCAGCGTTCTCTGTGCAGTATTACTCGAGTTATACCAAATAAAATGACAGACATCAGTCGATGTAACGACGACTTCAGGATAGATATTGTCAATTCCCGTATTGGCATCGACCTGAACCGCCGCAGTCCATGTGTTGACCGCAGTGCGGCGTGAATAATAAACGCGCGCACGGAACGTGCCGGATGTCTTGGTTTCGAGGCCGTTGAAGAAGGCGACCACCTCGCCGTTGCCACGAACGACGAGTGAGGCGCCGTATTGTAGCCCCCCGGTCTGGCCGGTCGTACTCAAATTATTGATGACAGTCTCGCCCGTCACCGCAAAGTTGTCGGTGGACATGTCGAACGTGAAATAAACCGTAGTGACACCAGCACCCAATGCTTGCACAGTCAAAAGGTGGATAATGTTTCCGACTTGAAATCCTGCGATGTTTGAAATGCTATTGGCGTGCGCCATCGTCCTGACGCTGGCCCACGATGTGTCGGGCGCGGTTGATTTATAGACCTGTAACGTCAAGGCGTTGGTACTGTCGCGACCAATGAAATAATACTCCTTAAGCCCCATTCCTTGAATTTGAAAACCAATATCGCCACTACCAATAGACCAGACATTGTTAAAGGTGGTTAGCCGTGTTCCTCCTGCATATACATCGAGACCTCTCATCCCCATCTGATAATAGTTGCTGGCGTTCCAAGCACTGCGACGAAGCACGGCGACATACATCGTTGACGCCGCCAGCGGGACAGGTGTTGAAAACGTAAAAGTAGTAAATCCATTAGCCTGAAGATTTGTACCCGCAACAGCGTTCGATGTCCCCAACGCTGTGCCGGTCGGCACCCCAGCCGCCGCCGCAAAAATATCGACAAACAAATTGTCGGTCGGAGAGTTGCCCTTGCCGATACTGAACTTGACGAGCGTCACGGAAACCGCATCGGCCCCGGTCGTGAATGACTGCCCGCACCTGTCGTTGCCAACCTCAGTACCGAAAATAAATGTTCCGTCAGTGGTGAGTTGTTCGGCCACCACGTTTTTTACAAACGGCCCAATCGGCGCGATCGCTGTCGAGATGCCAGTGATGGTGACCGGGAGCGCCATCAGGCCAACTCCCGCCCGCGATCAAAGATCGCCTTCGGCATCAGGCCGTTCTTCACCGCAAGCCTGCGGCCGGCGCGATCGCTGTTCCTGAACGTGGCGCGGCAGTCGAACTTGCGGCACTCATACGGCGCGCGGTCGTAGATCGTGCAGCCGTGTGCATCGAGATAGACGCAATCGCCGTTGTCCTTGCGATCGAGGATCATGTACGGCGTCTTGCCCGGCGTGAGGCACATCGCGGTCTGATAGCTCGCCGGATCGTCGCCCATATCGGTGCGGATCGGCGTCATCAGCCGACAGCACAGATGACAATCACCGCACGGGACATGCGCCCGATCAAGTGATGGTGAGGACACCATTGGCTGCGTCCGCATCCACGGTGAAGGTTTCAGTATCGGCCAGCGTGATGCTCGAGCCGTAGTCGTAGTAGCCGAGCAGCTTGTTGGTCGCGGAGGTGTTGTAGATTTCGGCGTAGCGGAACGGGCCGATGCCGCCCGCGGTCGCAGTGAACACCGTGTCATTCAAGGTCAGCTTGAAGATGCCGCCGCTCGTCGTCGCGCTCGCGGTCGACATCGCGTTGCCGCCTGCGGTGTAGCCGTTGGCGGCGGCCGGTGCCGGCGCCTGCGTCGTGTTCCACACCGTGTCGCTGGCGGCGTTCGGCGCGGTGTTGGTCAGCGCGACCTTAAAGGCTGCGGTCGTGAGATTATGACCGCCTTTGCTCAGTTCATCGATGAAGCTGTTGAACTTGACGAACGGTGCGACGGCCATTGCGATCTCCTCAGTCGTTGTATCTGCTCGGATCGGCGGTATCGCCCATCTTGCCAGCATCCTGCGCCTGGGCGATCTCGGCCAGCGTCATACCGGCGGCGAGCGCCGCGGCGCCGCCGACCTTCTTATAGCGCTCGGCGTAGTCGCCCATGCGGTTGATCCACTTATCGTCGACCAGCTGCGACTGCGCCAGCGGCTCGCCCTTGAGCGTCGGCGGGATCTTGCCGGCGAAGTAGTAGTCCGGCCGGCCGATATACTTGGCGAGCGGCTTGCCGCTCGCCTGCGCCATCTGGTGCAGGCTGTTCATAACATCGGGGAAAACCAGCTCGGGCGGCGCGATCACGCCCATGCTGCCGACGTTCTGCCCGGTGATGCCGTGGCTGTAGGTGCCGTGTCGATCGGATGGGCGCACGGTCTGCTGCGGGTCGATGCGAAACACCGAATAGCCGGACGAGCCCATCGGTGCGTGCAGCAGCTCGGGGTCGGTGGCAGCATGGCGCACCGCGGCGACGTCAGGGAAGCCGAGATCCTGGAAGCGGCGTGTGTCCATGATCTGCGCGAACGAGGTGCGCGGCGTGCGCGGCGCCTGCTGGAAGTAGCGCTGCAAGGTGTCGCGCCGCGCGTTGATGCCGGGGAAGTCGGGCGCCGCCTCGCGCATCGCGGCGTTGAAGTCCTCGCGCGCTGACTTGCTGATGCCTTTGGTGTCCTTCAATACGTCGACCAGCGGCGACCAAACGTGGTGCGAATAATCGCCGCCGGTGCCGGATAGCGCAGTCGGCACGGTGAGCACATCGTCGCCGGTTTTGCGCGCAATCTCGTCGGACTTGTTGGCCAGACCCTGTGCCAGCGTCTGCGCCGACATCCAGACGTCGGGATTGTTGCCTTGCACGTCGGCGAAGCGTCCGCCGCCGCCCATCTTGACCCGCTCGGGCAGCTTATAGGCCTCGATCTGCTCCAGGTACGTGTTCGGCACCGTGGTGTCGCCGACCGTCGGCAGCAGTCGCTTGCCCTTCAGCTCGTCGAAGCCGACGGTCTTGCCGACCATCGGCGCGCGCACGTCGTGCACGGACGAATACTGGTCGATCGGCTGGCGCAGCTTGATGCCGGAGATACCGTGCCAGAAGCGCGGGTCGCGCGCGCCGGCGGCCTCGGCGGTGTCAGCTCCGAGCACGGCGCCGGTGGCAGCGGGGATGGCCTTGCCGATCGCGCCGAGGCGCTTGGGACTGAACAGCGTCGTGGCACCGAACACGTCATCGGGCGCCAGCGCCTCGCCGATCGTGTCAGCCGCGCGCATGCCTTTGAGCACCGGGCGGATGTCGGCGGGTCCGGCCTGGCCGCTCAGGCTGGCCGCCACGTCGGCAGCACGCTGCACCCGGCCGGCCTGCGCCTCATCGCGCGCCGCCTGGCCCTGGGCGCGATCGTAGGCGCCAAAGGCGGCGTGCGGCGCATCCTGCATGCGATATTGATCCATCGCGGCCAGGCCGCCCATGCGGTAGGCGTCGGCGACGTCGGGCTGGTCGGGCCAGCGGCTGTCGACCGCATAGTTCGGCGTATCGACCGAACCGCGCAAGTAGTCGAGGCCGAACGGATTGTAGCGCTCTGCCATCAGAATGCTCCCACCGCCCAGAACACGATCACCAGGCAAGTCACCGCAAGCCCGATCAGCACATAGATCGCGATGCGATCGCCCGGGATCATGTCACATCCCCGGCCGGCCCGGCGGCGGGCGCATCGCAGCTTGCTGCAGCTTGAACTGCTCGGCGACGCGCTTCTGCTCGCCCTGCTGGATCGTCTGTTGGATCTTAAGCTGCGCCAGCTGCTTGGCATGATCCAGCTTCTGCGCGTCGAACTGCACGTCAGCCTGCTTGCCGAGCATGTCGGCCTGGTGCTTCTCGCGATCGGCGATCGCCTTGAGCTGGGTCTGCTGCGCCTTGGCCGCGTCGTCGCCCTGGCGCGCACGCAGCTCGGCCAGCTTCAGCTTCTCGTTGGAGGCGATCTTCGCCTTCTCGTGCGCGTCGCGCATGGCCATTTCCTGCTTCTTCAGCTCGGCTTCACCCTGGTCCTTCTGGCTCGCGTGCGCGATCTTCATCGTCTCGATTTCCTTGGCGGTCTGCGCCTGGATCGTGGTCGGGTCCGGCCCGCGCGGCTGCTCGGCCTTGTCCTTCATCAGCTCGGCCAGGTCGTCGATCGCGCCGTCGAGGCTTCTCCCGGCGCGATACGGCGCGACAGTGAACTTGAGCACCTCGGCGCAGAACGATCCGGTCTGCGGCTCGGTCGCGATCATCTGGGCGAGCTGCGGCAGCAGCTGGGCCAGCACCGCGGTGAACTCCGAGCGGCGCTGCTTCTCGGCATTCTCATCGATCTGGATGGTGCTGTCGGTTTCGATGTCGAGAGTAAAGCACTTGATGCGGCTGTCTTTGAACAGCGTCATCACCTGGTCGAAGGTCGGCTTCTCGAGCACCGCCTTGAGCGTCTTGTGGCCCTCGTCGATCACGTCCTGCGCCTGCTTGAGCAGCTCCTGCGGATCCTGCCCGCCAGGCGGCGCGCCCGGCGCCCCGCCGGGTGACGGTGGAGAGGCGCCAGGCGGCCCCGCCGGTGCCGGCCCGGTCGGAACAGCACCAGGCGGAAGGCCAGGCGGAGGTGCTGGCGGCTGCTGCAGCTTCTCGCGCGCCATGGCGAGTTGCTGCTCCTGGCGCTGAATTTGCGTCGCCAGCTCGCGCGCCTGCTTCTCCTGCATCTTGGTGGTCGGCAGCTGGGTCTGGCTCATCTCGATGATCGTCACCTCGTCGAAATTCTCGGTGATGATTTCGGCGGTGATGTTGACCAAGTCGCGCGCGAGGCGCACCAGCGCCTCCTGCTTGTCGCGAATGCGCGCGGAGCCGTACTGGGTCTTTAATTCCTGCGCGCCGAGCGTCTCGCCAGGATCGGTGGCGCCGCGCATAATATCGGACAAGCCCATGATTTGGTAAATGTCCTGGATGATCTGCTGGCGCAGCGTGACGCACTGCTGGATGGTCTGCGCAATGACGTCGATCGGCAGCCAGACAATCACCTCTTTGGAGCCGCCGAAGGCGGCCCAGTTGGAAATCGGCACCAGGATGCGCCCCGGCGTGTTGGTGGCGACCGCGGCCTGGATTGCGTCGGACAGCTCGGCGCCGCCGGCCGGGTAGAAGCCCTTGCACTCGAGCGCGTCGCTCAAGGCGTGGATCTTGGCGGTCAGCACGTTGATCTCGTCGAGCTGATCCTTGTATTGCAGCACGTCGGGCACCGGCACCAAGCTGCCGCGCTGCAGGGTGCCGTAGGCCGGGCGCGGGCAGGGGAAGAAATCAGCGAAGTCGAGGTGCGGGTCGGCTTCGTCGAGGATCTTCTCGCAGCCCTCGGCGACCCAGACCACGCGCTTGTTGGTGCGGTCCCAGATCTCCCAGAATTTGGCGCGCTCGCGATTGTCGGTGCCGCCGACCTCTTTGGTGTCGCGGTCGACCTTGTAGTCGGCCTCCTGGTAGCAATCGCCACTGGTCGGTTTGAAGCGCTCGCGCGCCTCACCGCGGGTCAGATAAGAGGCGCCGGCGACCCAGGTCACCTCACGCCAGTTGCGCGAGACGCTGTGCAAGAAATCCTTGCGGTGCTTGAAGTCAAAACAGACGCGCTCGTAGCCGTAGTCGTCGTCTTTCGGCTCGTAACGACACCACACCACGCCGCGCCCGGTCAGCACGACGTCGTCGCGCACCAGCTTCATCAGCTCGTCGATGTGACACTGGTCGAAGGTGGCGGTGACGCAGCGCTCGAGCACCTCGGCGGCAGCCTGCGGCACCGGCCGGCGGTCCTTCCATTTCGGCACGATCGCCGGCTGGGGCGGGGTGGCGTAAATAGAGGGGCCGATCACCTCGGTGTTGGCCCAGAACATTTGAAATTCCTTACCGCGGCCGTCGCCGACCAGGCGCTCGATATTGGCATAGCGCCGATCGATGTTGTCGCAGCGCGTATTCCAGTCGTCGAACGCCTTCTCGCTTTCCTTCAGCAGATTGAGCCAGGCGCGCGACTCGCGCGGCTCGATGGTGGGATCGAACTCGAGGTCGTCGTGACGGATGTCGACGTCGCTCATGCCGCACTCCCCTGCCAGGCCCAGGCATTACCACAGACTGGACAGGCGAGCATCAGCCGGCGGCCGTCGCGATAGACACGCTTGTGCGCGCGACTGTCGCACTGCGGACAGGCCTTGGGTGACTTTGTGCCAGAGCGACCGGCGCCAGGCAGCGTGTCGCGCGCGTCGATCCAAGCGGCCGACGGCGCCGGCGGATCCGGTGTGGGTGGAAACACGAACGACTCAAGTGCGAGCTGCTCCGCTGCGGGCGGCTCGGGGCGCTGCTCGAGGATCAGGTTAGACGCTTCGATCAGCAGATTAGCCGCGTCGTGGGTGACCAGCGCGGTCCAGCCCTCGCTCGGGTTGACCGCGACGATCGCGGCGGCGCAAGTGCGCATGCGGTCGACGATGTCGGTCACGGTCGCGCTCTCCACATATCGGCCGCGACGCTGACCAGCTTGAACGAGAACCAGCGGTCGAGCTGATGATCGGCGATCGCGCTGAACGGGATGACGCGCCCGGCGCGGCAACGCGCCTTCCAGCGGCGCTTGGACGGGCGCTTTCTCACAGCCGCATCCCTCCACGCTTGGGATCAGGCGGCGGCGGAATGACCCAGCCGCTGAAAAACGGATTGGCTGGCGGCTTCACCTTGCGCAGCGGCGCCTTGCGCCAGGCCATGCTCAGGTAGCGGAAGCTGTCCGCCGGGTGGCTCGTCCAGTCGTGGACGGCGTTGGCGCGGAACGACTTTTTTTCATCGTCCCATTCTCTTCTGTACTGTTCGAGAGCACTAAGGCCGCCCTCTTCAGTTCGGGGATGAAACACACAGAGGGGAAGCGTTCTCCTGACGGCGTTAATCCCGTCATCGAGTGAATGATGCGGCACCAACAGGGGACGTAACCCCATCGACTGCATAGTCTCCACACGGGTTCGTCCACTGCCCCACTCTTTGATTTTCGCATCGTGTGGCACCCAGTCGTCGCCGTTGACCCATCCATATTGGTGATGGCGCGCCTCGATCACGCCGGCGTAGTGCTCAAGACCTACGCCGGAGGAGGCGTAGTGATCGAGGATGTAGAGCTGGCCGCCGACCGGCTGAAACCACCAGATGCTCGTGTCGTCGCCGACGCCGAGATCCCAGGCGCGATGCACCGGCACGCCTTCGAGCGCCACCGCTTGCTCGGTCACGCGCTGCTCGTCGCGCACCGTCTTCATCTCGAAGGCGTAGAAGGCGCCCAAGATGGCGGCATGCCAGTCGCACATATACTCCTGCTGGAACTGGGCCGCGCCGACGTCCTGGCCATACAAAGCTTGGTATTCGGTCAGCGCTTCGTCGAGGCGCTCGGCGCTCAAGGCGCCAGTGTCCAACGCGGTCAAGCGCTCGCAGAACCAGCCGGAGGTGCGGCTGGCGTGCTTGTACATGTCGTGCGCATGGTTCCTGCCGCGCGGTGTGGTTATGAACGCCGCCCAGCCGCCGTTCTCTTCGACGATCGGCTTGTGGTAGGCCCAGGCGGAGGGGTTTGCCAATGCCCACTCAGAGTAAGTAATGCCCGCAACACCTGAGCCAACAGTCGCGTCAAAGCGGTCGCTCCCGATGAGCTGCCATGTGCTGCCGCACATGCGGATGAACATCTCGTGGTCGTTGGTGTTCTCGCGCAGCGCTTCGGGGAAGGCCTCGTCGATCCGCCGGCGCCCGGTGTGCGGGTTGACCGCGGTCCAGATCGCCTTCCTGGCCTGTGAATATTCGGGTAAGCAATGCCAGTAATTTCCCTTACGCTTCATCATGCTAACCGCGGCGTGATGCAGGCAAATCTCGTCTTTGCCCGCCCTGCGATGCCACACCGCCATGGCGCGGGTGCCGCCACCCTGCAGGTAGCGCCACAGGCCGGCCTGGTGCGGCCGCGGCAGCCAGCCATTGTAGGGCAGCTCAATGTCGATCGGCATAGGCGGCCTCGATCGCGGCGAGCAGCTCGGGCGACGGCGGCCGGGCGCCGTAACCCGTCTCGCGCCACCAGCGCTGGCGCAGCTTGAGCGGCAGGGCGAACCAGATCTCGCGCGGCATGTCAGGCCTTTAGGCGGACCAACTAAAAGGGTTGAAAGGATTTTTAGGAGGAGGATCGTAAACGGATAAAACTACGGGCGGGCGGATGATAGTTGGCCTCGCAACCTCCCGCTCTTTGATTGGTACCTTTACGATCGAATGGGGGTGGGGATTACCCTGGCCCTGCATGCTGGCATGATACGCACCAGCATGCAGGGTACGCACGTCATGCTTAATCATCGGATGATTAAGCATCACACACGACTAGCGGATTAGCAATCCGCTGTTTATCGTTGCGAGAGTAGGATAACTCACACTCATGTCGCGTCTGTGTCGCATCGGCTAAAAGGTCACTCATGATCGATGACCTTTTGCGCGCTAATCTCCTGGACGATGTGCCTAATGGTGACACGTATATCGCCTTCACCATTCTCGCCGGTGTGCGCTTGCGGCGGCCGGCCCCAGCCACGATCGAGCAGCGCAGTCGCCGCGGCGACGCGCGCAGCCTCCTGCTTGCCGTTGCGCGCAATGCCGGCAAGCGTCTGGATCGCCTCTTTGGAATGCGAGCGCGCCCATGACCTAATTTCCGTCGGTGCTCCAGCCACTTGTCTACGGGTCACCCCGTCCTCTGTTTGTTCCGCTACGCTCCAACTCCGTCACCCGATCGGCCAGCGCCACCAGGCTGTCGGCCAGCGACGTGGTGACCGCGAGCAGCTGACGTTGTAGCTGCTCCAAGTCACGCTGCGCCACCTGTCGCGCCTTGGCGACCTCGTGCTCGAGCATGCTGACAACCTTCATCCCGGCCATGTAAGATACTGCTCGCAAGCGCCACAGCGCGTCAAGTTATCCACAGGCATAACAATACCATGAGCAGCGAAACCAACCTGTTCTACGAAGAGGCGCTGGCAGCCCAGCGCCTCGCCGCCGATAGCTTCGCCCGCAATATGGCCCTCAGGCGGCCAGCCGACCCCGCCGGCGCCGCGCCAGGCCCCACAGCCCAACACAAGCCGCCATCAAGCCCGGCAGACCCGCGCCCACGACCGGCCCCGGCACTGCCTGCGGAACGATGAAGAAGCTCTCGGCACCGTCAGATGTGTTCGACCAGCGAGCCAGAAAAGCCAGCTCCGCCCCCGGCAGGATGTCGGCCCGATTGATGTCGAAGCCGCTGATCGTGTAGTCGGGGAAGCCGGTGCCGTTGTTCAGCGTCGGCAGGCTCATGTGGATCTGCCCGGTATCAGCCAGGATCAGATGGTTTGCCAGGTCGACCACCACGAAGCGCTCGAGGATCTCCGGCCCAGCGCCCGCGGCCGTGTTCACGTCGATGCCGACGTTGAGGCTGAAGTTGTTGGTCGCCGCCAGGAACGCCAACAAGAATAATTTTGTATAGCCATCGCCCAGCGTATTGTTGTCGAGCTGCACGCCGCCGAGCGCGCTGGTCGACGAGGTGGCAAACGTCGATATGTTTCCCCCCTGCTTGTAGTTGTTATAGCCGAACGTGAGATCCTGCTGCGGTTGATGCGTGCCGCAGATAATGCACTGAATATTCTGCGGCTGGTTGCCATCCGGCACAGGGCCAGACACCGTGAGCGTGGACGTATTGGCGTTGCTCTGAAACGCAGTGTCGAGCAGCGGATTAGTGCCGCCGCCGAAATCAAACTCGAGTGCATACGCGGGAGCGGCGAGCGCGATCAGCGCCGCCGCCAGAATAGCTTTTCGCATGGGGAAGGCCTCCGGTGTTGGGACACCGGAGGATGCGCTCAGATTTGCTTCTCGTCCAGCTCCGCGCGCCGCCGCGACAGCACCGCGATCGCGCCATCGATCAACGTCTCGGCCGCCGTGCGCCGCTCCACCGCGTCATCGCGATCGCGCCGATACGCCTCCACCTCGGTCTGCAGCCTGGCGTGCGCCAGCCGCAGCGCGTCGTGCTCGGCCTGCAGCCCACGCAACTCGGTACGACAATCGGCCAACGCCTTGGCCGCCATGTCACGCTCCTGCTCCAGCTCGTGCGCCGCCCGCATCCCCGCCTCGACCTTGCGCTGCCAGCTGTCCGCCACCGGAGCCATCGGTGCCGTCGCCAGCACCCGCTCCATCCGCTCCATCACCCCGTTCGCACTCATCGCCTGCACCTCCAACTTGCTCCGCTCCACACCGTCCGAAGACCGTGCCGCAGGCACGTCTCCCGGTCTGGCTTGCGGATCGTCACCCGCACCGTCTTGACCGGCCGCTCGGGCGGCAGCGGCGTCACCTCGACCGGTGGCGCCGCCGCCAGCGCCGGCGGCGCCGCCCGCGGCGGCGGCACCAGCATCTCGTGACCGAGCTGCTGCCGGTACAACAACCCGCGCACCGGCGCCCAGCGCTCCTCGAACGTGTGCACGGTTGTATCCTTGGCCTGCGCCACCATGGCCGGGTGTCGGTCCTGGATTTTGTCCGCCGCCGCGACGGCCGAATAATCCAGCGCGAGCCATAACACCATTGTAACGCATCGTAACGGGCCCTGTAGCGCCATTTTGTCCTTCCTTTTCAATACTGTATCTTCTGTTACACCTATTATAAGGTAGTAAGAGTAGTAGAGACAGAAACGTAGACTCCTGAGAAACGCGGTGTTTCGCGTAACGACGTGATACAACGGTGCTCACGCACCGTTCGCCTTACGTCGATACCCTCGCGCCACGCCGTCTTCAAACCTGATCACCCCTCTTGTCCATCCCAGCGCCCGCATCGCGTTCGCCAGTCGCTTGGTGTGCCGGTCGTCCAATATGTGCGCCGGCATGCCCAGTGCGACCTGGAAGATGTCTTTTGTCGCAACCCGCCACTCATCCCCTGCAACTTGTACGATACCAAACCCGACCATCCCGACGCCGGCCAATATGCTATCGCGCGCGCCGACCGGCGACAGCCTCGCCAGTGCCTCCTCCCATGGGTCGCGCACTCGCCGCGCCTCCTGCTCGATCGCGGCCACGCCCCATAGCGCCTCGTCGAGCACCAGGCTCTCTCCGCTCGTGTCAGCCGCGGCTGCCTCGCCCCACAGCTGCAGTCGCGCCGCGCGCAAGGCACCCAAGTCGATCCGCCGCTCCAGCCGCATCGGCCAAAAGCGCCGGTTACCGGTCTGCGCCTGCAGGTACTCGTCGTTGTTGGTCGTCCCCACCTCGATCGAGTGGCGCGGCTGCTCGACCAAGAAGCGCGCGTAAGCCGGCCGCGCCCGATCGACCTGGCGCGAGGCATACGCCTTGACCGTCTCGACCTCGGCCTTGCGCATGCCGGCGAGGTCCGCGTTCTCGTGGATCCAGATGCCGGCCAGCTGCTCGACCACCTCGCGACTGTCGCGCCCGATGATCCGCTCGTCCGAGAAGTTGCCCTCGCCGGCCAGCACCGCCCAGGCCGAGGACTTGTTCCACCCCTCCGGCCCCTCCAGCACCAGGATGGTGTCGAACTTGCAGCCTGGTCGCCGTGCGCGCGCCACCGCCGCGATCAGCGTCTTGCGCGCCATGGCGCGATTGAGCGGCGTGTCCGCGCAGCCGAAGAAGTCACAGGCCAGGCGATCGAGCCGCGGCGTGCCGTCCCACGCCGCCTCCGCCTCCGCCAGCATGTCAGTGACCGGATTGAATGAATGCGCCAGCGCCGAGACGATCACCGCATCGCGCACATGCTTCTCGGTGAAGTCGCGCCCGTATGTGTCCGACACCCAGCGCCGCAGCAGCGCGATGCGGTTGTCCGTCACCTCGCCGCAAAACGGCGGCAACGCCGCGCGCACGTCCGCCGCCTCGCCGCGTCCGAGGAACATCTTGTTGTGAAACACATCATACGACCCGACAAAGCCGCCCGCCTCGAGCGCCACGCAGGCATTGTGCAGCGAGGCGCGCGGCGACCCGTTCGGGTAAATCTCGCGCCACAGCGGCACCCCCGGCGGGATGATCACCCCGTGCAGCGCGGCTGTCTCGGCCAGCTTCTCGGCGAACGCCGCCGGCTCGACCGGCGCGAGCGCGGCCGGATAGTGTCGCACCGTCGTCTCGAAGTCATACACCCCGACACAGTCATGTCGCGCCGACCAGAAGATCCAGCACTTGGTCCGGTTATGCCCGGTATCACCCGGGATGAACGACGAGGCGCAGCGCCGCCCGATCAGGCCCGCCAGATCGTCATAGCTCGCAGCCTCGCCGTCATCGATCGAAAACACCGCCTCCGGCGTGATGTCGAACGCCTCCTCGGCGCCCGCCGCCTCGTCGTGGCGCGTGTCGGCGACAAAGCCCAAGCGCACCGCCGCCGCGTCGAAGGCGTCGATCAGCGCCGCCGCCTCTGCCCGCGTCAGCCCTATCAGCTCGCGCAGGCCGATCGTGTCGAGGTGAGGAACGCCGGTCGCGAATAGGTAGCTCACCCCCTCGCTATGTGGGCCGGCCATGCCGAACTGGCGCGAGACGCGCCCGCCCGACAGTGCGGCGCCGCCGAATATCTCTAGCTTGTGACCGCCATAGCTGCGCGAGGCGAGGCGGACCCACTGCTCGCCCTTGACCTGCACGAACAGCGCCACCTTGTGCGTGCCGCCGCCGAAGCGCCGCGGCGCTCTCTCGGCAACGTCCGGCGCGACTTGCTCGAGGCAGTCCCAGAACGCATCGGCCAGGCGCTCCTCGTCGATGTCAGCGTCGATCGAGCCGAGCCCCTTGGTCAGCCGCACCCCGGTCGACAGCGCCTGGGGAAAGCGCCGCTCCCACGAGGCGATGATCTCGTGGGCGTTGCCATATTTGGCCAGCTCGCGCTTGAGGTAGTCCGGCGCGTTCCAGCCATGCAGCGCGGGAATTTTGCCGACGTTGGGGATGGGCTCATAGCCCAGCGCGAGCAGTTGCAGTCGCAGCTGGGTCCGGTTATCTGTGTCCATAGTGGTCTGCAGCCTTCTTTTCCAAGGTTCAGATCGGGCCGGGGCGCCCTCCAAGCGCCTCGGCCCAGCTCGACCGTTCAGGGCGCGGCGAGCAGGCGATCAATATCCGCCGACTCGCGGATGATTACAACATCCACCCCTAGTGCCTCGAACAGCGCGATATACTGCTTCTGGTGCGGCGACAGCCGGCCGCGCCGCGGCCGCTTGATTTCCGCGAAGATGACCCGCGGCCCTGGTAGCAGAATAATTCGGTCGAAAAATCCGCGCACGCCGAGCGCCTGAACTTTAATGCACACCCCGCCACGCGCCGTCACACGCTCGAACAGCGCGCGCTCGACCGCGGCCTCCTTGACAATGGCAGATCTCCCATTCATGGTGCTACCAGAACATTTGGACTTGGAATAGGCAAGGGTGAATTAAATGACGACGTACATGCTGATCGCGAGCCGCCGCTACAGCGAAAACACCGCCGAGTACGGCCACGGCGACTTCCCCGAGACGATCGACTATATCAAGGGCGTCTACGTCGCCGACACGCTGCGCAAGGCGCAGAACGCCGCCAAGAAGGAATATCCGCGCGTCCGCTTCGGCGGCCTCTCGCCGTGGCACATGGTCGAGCAGGGCAGCGAATACGCTTACCTCTACCTCAAGCCCGCCGACGCCCGCCTGCCGCGCGAATGTGTCCACGAGCACCGCGCTTCGCTCGAGGCACTGGCATGAGCAAGCATTCCGCGATCGTCGGCGGCTCGACCGCCGGCCGCCTGCTGAATTGTCCCGCCTCGCTCGCCGCCACGCGCGCACTGCCGGCGACCGCCGACCTCCCGTCCGAATACGCCGAAGAAGGCACCGCGATGCACGCGGCGATGGATCGCGCGCTATGCGGGCGCCATAACGGCGTTAACGGCGCCGACTACGACACTGGCGTCCCCGGCCTCGACCTCGGCCAATTGGTGCACGATCGGCCGCTGACGTCGGAGCACCTCGACACCATGATCTATCCGGCGCTCGAGCACCTCGTCGCGTTGGAGCAGGAGTTCGACACCGCCGGCGGCTTCGAGGTTGTTGGCGTCGAGCAGCGCGTGCGTTTTCCGGGCATCCCCGGCGCCTTTGGCACCGTCGACCTGGTCCTGCGCAATGATCGCTTCATCCTGCTGGTCGATTGGAAATTTGGCCAAGGCGTCGGCGTGCAGACCGTCTACAGCGACGGCGAAGGCGCGATCGTCAATCCGCAATTGTTGTATTACGCCGCCGCCGCGCGCCATACCAAGCCGTCTTGGTTCGGCCGCCGTCGCATCGTGGTCGCGATCATCCAGCCGCGTTCGGCCTCTCCGCTCACCTTTACCGAAATCACCCGCCAAGAAATGAAAAATTTCGTGGAGGACTTGCATAACTCCCTGCTTGCCGCGGTCGATCGCAACCCACCGATGCGCAAAGGGGAGCACTGCAGGTGGGCGCCGTGCAAGGTCGCTTGCCCGCTCTGGACTGGCCCGCTACTCGACCTCGCCGCGCTGCAGCCGGTCGACCGCGAGACGGCACCGCCCAAGCATCTGGTGTCGAATTACGCGCTCTACCTCGGCTACGCCAAGGCGCTGCTCGACACCGCGGTGCAGCTCAAGGGCGAGGTCGACGCCCAGATGCATGCGTATTTGGAGAACGGCGGCACCATCCCGGGCTGGCGCCTCAAGGACAAGGCGACACGGCGCCAGTGGATCGATCCCGACGTGGTCGAGGAGACGCTGGGCAGCCTCGGCTTTGCCGAGGATGAGATCTGGCGCCGCGAGCTGGTCACCTTCACCCAGGCCGACAACACCGCCAAGCGCATCGGGGTCAAGATCCCCGACGAGCTGCGCGTGGCGCCGCCGCCGAGCGGCACCACGCTGGCCACCTCCGACGACCCGGCGCCCCCGGTCGAGCGCGTAGCGCTGATCGACAAGTTTACCGCGTCACTGCGGCTCCTTCAGAACCAGGCGGCCGAGTGACCGGCCCCTATTGTGACTTGCAGACAGGAAACCAGAGCTATGAGTGACATTACCAAGCGTTCCGACACCCTGCCGGCCGACTTCGTCGCGCGCCTGATGTCCGGCATCGCCGAAAGCCGTGCCACCACCATCATCCCCGGCGGCAAGCCGTTCTTCCGCCTGATGAAGAACGGTCGCTACGTGTTCGGCCCGAACAACGAAGAGATGCAGGACGGCAGCCATTGGGCCGTCAACATCATGTCGATGGCGCACGGCTGGAGCTGCTGGGTTGATGGCGGCGTCGGCAAGGCCAACGACCTGGCCGGCGAGGTGCTCGTCTCGATGACCCTGCCGCGGCCGGTCCAGCCGGCGCCGATCGGCGACACCGAGTTCAAGGAACTCTACTCGATGGAGATGAAGTGCCTCAACGGCGACGACGCCGGCAAAGAGGTGGTCTACCGCATCAACTCGGTCGGCGGTAAGCGCGCCATCATGGCTCTGATGGACGAGATCTACGGCCAGCTCGCCAGCCGGCCGGCTTATCCTTGCCCGGTGCTGGTGCTCACCTCTGACAGCTACCAGCACAAGAAGTGGGGCCCGACCGCCTTCCCGATCTTTACCGTGGTCGGCTGGGCCAACATGCAAGGCGAACTCGATACCGGTGCGGCGGCGCCCGCCCTGGCCGATCGCACCCCGACCGCCGAGCCGACCCGGCCGCCGCGCGTTCGCAAGACGTCGTTGCGCCCGGTCGCCGCGGAGCCGGCCGTGGCGCCTGCTCCGGCGCCCGCCCAGCCCGTTCCGACGGCGCAGACCCATGTCGGGCAGCGCCGCCGCCCGAGCGCAGCCTGAGCCTGCTGTGTGTCAATCCGCACGGTCCGCAATGCGGACCGTGCGGACTTTGCGGAGATTGGAGGGGCCCATGGCACAAGCGCGCGGGTTTGTTCCCAAGGCGAAGCTGACGCCGAAAGAGAAGCTGACCTGCGCCTACTACTGCATCGTGCGCGGGATCACCCAGCACGACATGGCGGGGGTCTACGGCGTCAATCCTGGTCGCGTCGCCGAGGCGATCACGGCAGTGAAAGCAGTGATCGAGCGCGAGAACGAGCCATGAACGTCCGCACTAAAATGCGTTTCGCACATGCGTCCGAACGTGCCAACGGCCCGACCTTCGCGCTCGCCGACATCTGCTTTATCGACTTCGAGACGCGCAGCCCGGTCGACATCAAGCAGGCCGGCGCCGTGCGCTACGCGACCGAGGCGGACGCCATCATCCTCACCTATGCGATCGGCAGCGCCCCGGTGCGCACCGTCGCCGTGCGTGACTTTTCCCGGCCGCTCGACCTGGTCGACTTGCCGACCGGCCTGCTCGCCTTTCACGCCAAGGTGATGAACGGGACCGGGATCTACGCCGCCTGGAACGCCGGCTTCGATCGCGCCATCTGGAACTTCGCCACGCTCGGTTTTCCCCTGATGAAACCCGAGCACATCATCGACGTGATGGCGCAGGCGGCGGCCTCCGGCCTGCCGGCCGACCTGGCCGCTGCGGCCAAGGCCGGCCCGCAGCGCAAGGACAAGGCCGGGCGCGAGCTGATCAAGACGTTCTGCCTGCCCGGCAGCACGGCGACGCCGCAAGGCTTCCCGGAGGGTTGGGCCGCCTTCCTGCAGTACGCCGCCCAGGACATCGAGGCGCTGCGCGCCGTGTTCCTGCAGACCCGTCAGCTGACCCTGGCGGAGTGGCGCGAATACTGGGCGATGGAGGCGATCAACGATCGCGGCGCCGCGATCGATCTGCGCCTGGTCGAGCGCGCCGCCGCGCTCGCCGCCGAGGACAAGGACAGGTCAAAGACCGAGCTGCGTGCGATCACCGGCGACCCCAAGATGACCGTCGACATGGTCGCCCGGCTGACCGCCTGGCTGCTCGCCCGGCTGCCGGTGGAGGGGCGCGAGATCCTCACCAAGCGCGCCGAGGAGGTCGACGATCACGGCAATGTGACCCGGCCGCCCAAGCATGCGCTGACCCGTGGTCGGGTCGAGCGGCTGATCGCGTTTTGTTCAACCGTACAAATAGAACCGGAAATCGGAGCCGCTAATTGTACGAATTTAGCTGACGTCTTGCGCGTGCTGCAGCTGCGCCTGTATGGCGGCAGTAAGACCCCGGCCAAGTTCGCCAAAATGCTCGCCAGCCACGTCGACGGGGTGTTGTTCGGCCAATACGTCTTCAATGGTGCATCGCAAACCGGGCGCGCCTCGAGCCGCGGCGTCCAGGTGCACAACCTGGCGCGCGATACGCTCCCCGACGAGGCCGGTACGATCGACACCATCACGGCAGGCTGCAATTACGATGCCCTCTGCGGGCCGCACGCCACCCCGGTGGCGCGTCAGCTTTCGCTGCTGATCCGTCCGACCTTCGTGCCGTCCGGCGACAACGTGTTCGTCTGGAGCGACTGGAGCAACATCGAGGCGCGCGTGCTGCCCTGGCTCGCCGGTAACGACCCTGGCGCACTGGCGCGCCTAGAGATCTTCCACGCCGTCGACGCCAACCCGAAGCTGCCCGACCTCTACACCCGCACCGCGGCGGTGCTGTCGCATCTGCCGATCGAGCAGGTCACCAAGCCGATCCGCCAGCGCGGCAAGGTGGCCGAATTGGCGCTCGGCTTTGGTGGCGGCGTCGGCTCGCTGCAGGCGATGGGCGCCGGCTATGGCTTGCACGTCTCCGACGCCGAGGCGCGCATCACGGTCAAGCTGTGGCGCGATGCCAATCCGTGGTGCGTTAATTTTTGGGGTGAGCTGTCGCACGCGGTCGAGGAGTGCATGCGCTTGCCCGGCACGGCGCATCGCGTCGGGCGGTTGTTCTACGTCTATCGCAACGACTACCTCGGCGGCTCGCTGTTCTGCGTGCTGCCCTCTGGCCGGCTGCTCACCTATCGCGCGCTCTACGCCGAGGTGGTCGACGATTACGACGACGACGGCGAGGTGATCGGGCAGAGCCGCGCGCTGCGCTTCACCCGCGGCTATGGTCGCATCAAGCTGTGGCACGGCCTGCTGTGCGAGAACGCCGTGCAGGCGGTCGCCGCTGACGTGCTGCGCGGCACGTTGGTCAAGCTGGAGCGGCTCGGCGTGCGCGTGCGCCTGCACACTCACGACGAGGTGCTGGTGGAGTGCGATCGCGAGAACGCCGACGGCGTTGCGGATGGCTTGCGCGCGATCATGCGCGAGGGGTTTGACTGGAGCGAAGGCTTGCCGCTGATGAGCGAGGAGACGCAGGCCTATTACTACACCAAGCACGACGGGAGCCACGGGCTATGACCCTGATCGAGCATGTGCAGTCGATCTATCATCGCGTCGTGCTGTGGTGGCGTCCGCCGCCTCCTCCGTTCATCGAGCGACTGCCGCAGCCGATCGAGCGTTCGCCGTTTCCGCTGGCGCCGATTGCGCCGGCCGCGGGCCAGTACGACGTCGACAGCGGCGAGTTCTACTTTCGCGAGGCGATCCTCGACCAGCTTGATTATTATTTCACTTGCATCAAGCGCATGCGGCGCAGTGATCCCGACGCCTTTGGGCTCTACTCGCGCGTCGGCGCGTTGCTGATGCCGCGCGGGTTGCTGGATGACAGTGATTATCCACTGATCGGTCTTGGGGTGTCGTCGTGGTTTCGCACGGTGCTGCCCGATTTCGGCGCGGTGTTCTACGGCGACAAGGCGCGACGCTCGGAGGCCGAGGTCAGTTCGAAGAAGCATAGTCTGTGGCCGCGCTTCTTTTATTTTCGCAAGTATAAGCACGGACGCGGCCCAGTCGCGATCGAGCCGGTGACTGACGGCGCGGTCTACGTGCTGACGGCTTACTGGGATCGACCGGAGGAGAAAGGGTTTAAGGCTGCGCCGTCCGAGCTGGCGGTGGCGGTCGAGCGCGACGGCAGCGTGCGGCTGTTGCGCACGCTGACCAGCGAGACGGTGACGATCCGCCACAAGCGCGGCATCGACCGCGGTCGGCGCACGACATTCGAGCGCCCGGTATGGGCGAAAGGTGGGGCATTCCTGCGCGGCTGGGCTGGCGAGCATCGGATTGAGGCCGAGGAAATGGCGCAGCGGCTGTTCGCGCAGGCGACGGTGCTGGTCGAGCTGGCGCAAAATTCGATGGTCCGGGTCAGCGTCAATCGCGCCGATCTGACCGCGGCGTTTACCGTCAACATCAAGCGCACGCCGTATTTCTTCAAGGATCGCGAGTTGGTGGTGAACGAGAACGGCCGGCGCAAGCGCATCTTCCATATCGTGCGGCCGCATGTGCGCGCGGACGGACGCGCGGTGAAGATGCACTTCCGCGGCATGCGCGACTTCGCCTGGAATGGCTATCGCATCGTGGTCACGGTTCCGGGGCTGCATCACGCCGAGCTGAGTGAGCTGAACCGCGGCATGATCGATGGTCAGGTGCACGAGGGGTACACGATGCCGCAAAGCGGCGAGCTGCTGCGCGAGCGCATCCAGAGGAGGGTGGCATGACCAATGAACAAACAGAAAAGCTGCTGGATTTGCTGGAGAGCATCGATAATTCGCTGGCGGTGATAGCGGACTACACCGAGAAACTGGCGCTCTGTTTTGAAGCGGCAACACACGAAGATGCCGACAGCACCAAGCGCTTTATCAGGGTGGTGAACGTCGGATGAGACAGCTATCCGATTTGCGGCCTTACCAGCAGCGTATCGCCACCCACCTCTATGAGCAGAACGAGGCGATGTGCGTGCTGCGCCCAGGCGGCGGCAAGACCATCGCCGCGCTCACTGCGATCGTCGACCTGCTCGACCAGGGCGAGATCCGCCACGCGCTGGTGATCGCGCCCAAGCGGGTCGCCAGGGTAGTCTGGCCGGACGAGCTGCGCGAATGGGCGCACACCGCCGGCCTGACCTACCAGGTGCTCGACGGCTCGCCTGAGAAGCGGTTGGCGGCGCTAAAGAACGCCATCGACTACGACCTGACCATCATCGGGCTCGATGTGGTGCAATGGCTGATGGAGGCGCTCACCGCCTATCATACCGACCATGCGCTCTACGACCTGCTGGTGATCGACGAGGCGAGCCGCCTGCGCAACCCGACCGGCGAGCGCGCCAAGGCGCTGGCTAAATACGCCCACCACTGGCGCATGATCTGGGGTCTGAGCGGCACCTTGCGGCCGAGCGGCCCGCTCGACCTGTTCATGCCGGCCAGGGTGGTGACCCGCGGTAAGCTGTGGGGCCGTTCATACTGGCAGTGGCGCAAGGAGCATTTTTATCCGACCGATCAATACGGCTACGAGTGGCGGCCGCTGCCTGGCGCCGAGGAGAAGCTGAACACCGAGTTGGCGCCGCTCACTGTCACGGTGGCCGAAGGCGAGATGCCGATCGTCACACCGACCGTGGTGCTCGACAAGGTCGAGTTACCGGCCAAGGCGCGGCTGCAGTACCGTGAGATGCAGACGCGGCTGATGACCGAGCTGGAGGACGACGACGTGATCGCCTCAAGCGCGGCGGTCGCCACCGGCAAGTTGGCCCAGATGGCCAACGGCTTCGTCTATGGTGCCGGCGGCAGCCACGACGTCAACGACGTGCACAGCGCCAAGCGCGATTGGCTCAAGGATCTCATCGCCGAGGCGAGCGAGCCGACCTTGGTCGTTTATGAGTACCGCGCCGACCTGGCGATGCTCGAGCATGAGGTGCACGCCGCCACCGGCGAGCAGCTGCGCTACCTCGGCGCCGGCGTCACTGACAAGCAGGCGGCGAGCACAATTGAGGATTGGAACGCGGGGCGGCTGCGCTTCATGGGGTTGCACCCCGCCTCAGGCGGCCATGGCCTCAATCTGCAGCATGGCGGTGCAGATATGGCCTGGATTTGCCCGACCTGGTCGCCGGAAATGTGGGAGCAGACCATCGCGCGCCTGGCGCGCCCGGGCCAGCAGCGCCCAGTGGTGGTGCGCGTGTGCGTGGCGTCCGGTACGGTCGACGAGCTGAAGCTCGACCGCGTCCACTTCAAGATGGGCGCGCAGGAGGCGTTCGAAGCGTGGCTGCGCCGTTGGCATGCGGATGCTGCTCGTCAAAATGCGCCAATGTCCCCCGCAGCGTGATCGGGATCGCCTCGATGATCTTATCGCGGGTGTGGTCGTCCGAGCGCGCCAGCATGGTGGCGATCGCGCGGATCAGCGTCAGCAGCACGATCGCCTTAGCCTTGTCACGCAGGATCGGCTCGATCTGCCGATAGAGGTCGTCGACCATGCGGTTGACGAGGGGGGTGTCCGTCATCGGTTTCATACGTGGACCCTCGCGCGCGTCATCATGTGGCCGCAGCTGATCCCGGTATGATAGGCGCAGTAGGTCTTGCCGGCGGTCGGCGCACCGCAGAACAGGTAAGGCACGCGATCGCCGCTCGGCCAGTGACACTTGTTGCCGTCGAGCTGCATCAGGGTCAGCTTTCCGCGCTCGGCCGGTGCCTCATCCGCTATGACCTTCCAGCGCGGCAGCACGCACGGCACCACCTCGGGCTCGACATAGGCTGGCGCGGGCGCCACCAGGGTGATCTGGCGGCGGCGCTTGTCGCCGCGGAATACCTTGCGTCGGTGTCTGTTCTTGCGCTCCGGCAGTCCCATGCGGCGGGCCTTTCCGATGCAACTGTTCTTGGTCAGCGCGACCCCGAACTCTTCCGACAGCATGGCCGCGATCGCGTCGAACGATAGCTTGTCGTTGCGGTGCAGCGCGCGCAGCCGCGCCATCCGATCCTTGCTCCAGTCCATGTCGCCGTTGCGCTGCATAGCCTATTTCCCTCCCTTCATGAATGCCCGCACCTTCTCGACTGTTGACCGGCGCGGCTCGCGCCCGGTTTCCAGCCGCGGCAACAGGTGGCCGTCATTCGCCGCCAGGATCCCGAATTTTGTCCTGTCGAGGCCGTGCTTGACCCGATAAGCGTTGATCTCGTTAAGCAGTTTCCTGACATCGGGATGAATGCGGTGGCTCATACCTTCTCGTCCTCGCCGCTGCGCAGCATCAGCTCGAGCCGGGCGAGCGCATTCCAGGCTACTTGCGCGGCGTGCAGCATGCCTGTCTCCGGGTCGATCGGGCCTTCGCACGCTTCGAGCACCAGGTGGCGACCGAGCGCGTCGCTGTAGCGGTTGACGCCGTCGGGTACGTCCTCCCAGCCCTTCCAGGTGTATTTGCTGGCGCCGTATTGCGAGATGTCGGCCACCGCGGTGAGCGCGCGCGGGAAATACTGGATCGCGCCGCGCATCACCGGCGACTTGCCGTCATCCAGCTTGGCGCCGGGTTGGTGCGGCTGCACGCCGTACGGATCGCGTTCGGTCATGTTAATCCTCCGTTAACGAATGGACGTTATCCCATTGACCAGTGAACCACAATGGGAGTAGAGCCATGACGACGTTAGCCGCCATCTCCTGGGGCCTGACCTTCGGCCTGCTGGTGTGCCTGATTAACCTGTGTGTGATCTCAACCATTGGCGGCGAGCCGCCACAGCCGGAGCAAGACGACGATGCGCGTCCAGATCCCCGCCTACACTGATGCGTGGATGAAAGGCGACCACTACGGGGTGGTCATCCGCATCGTCGAGGCGCGGGTGCCGATCAACGACAAGCGCCCCGACATCGCTCACGTCAAGCTGGACAAGTCCGGCACGGTGACGCGCGTGCTGCTCGACGACTGCACGCGGGTCTAACCGCGGATCGGCGGCCCGAACGAATGCCAGCCGAGCAATAGCAGCAGGATGAACAGCAGCAGCGAGCCGCCGAGCGGGTGCCACTGCCCGGCGGCAACGCCAGGCCATTCGCGCCACAGGCCGAACGCCAGCCACAGCAGCATGAGTATCCAGAACACCAGGCCAATGCTCATCGTCGTACTCCGCAGCGTTGTGCCTGCAGCGTCGTCCGCGCCAGGCGGCGGCACTCCGCCTCCGCGTTGATTGCGTCAATCTCGGCCCGGTCGTAATAGGGCGGCGGACGGGTGATGACCTCATCGCCGCGCCCGAACCAGCCGCCGCCTATCGATGCGCAGCCCGACAGCAGCAAAGCCATCAGGGCTGCGCGGATCATCTCGCTGCCTCGAGCGCCTCGATGCGGCCCATTGCCTCCTGCAGTGACTTGGTCAGCGCGGCGATCACGGTCCACGGCTCGGGTGATTGCAGATGCTCGCCATCCTTCGCGCCGCTCGCGGCGCTCTTGGTCAACGTCTTCTGCAGCTCGTGCGCGGCAAAGCCCCACCGCTCGACGCCGTCATCAACAATCAACGCATTGGGTGCCATGTTATCCGGCTGCTTGTGCATGTAGGCGATCGGCTTGAGCGCCTTCACGCGGTCCCACATGCTGTCGAGCGGCGCGACTTTTTTCTTGATGCGATAGTCGGAAATCGACACCGACACCGGCCCGACAAGTGAGCCGGTGACGTAGAGCAGGAAGCCGCCCGCGGGCGGGTCCACCCGGAACGAGAACGTCTCCCAGCCGCCGTTGCCGCCTGGGCCGGTCTTGTAGCCCATCGCGCTCTCGATCACGCCGCTCGAATAAAGTTTCGATGTCGTGACGTCGAACGTGTGATCGCCGTTGACCATCAGCCGCGCGCAGAAATCATGGCCGGCGTGACCCGGCGCCTTCATGTCGATGTACCACGGCCCCTCGATGGCACCGCTGTCGCCGACAGTCACGCTGCCGCCGCCGGCGATATTGCCCGCCGTCGTGGCGTAGTTAGCGCTCGCCGCGTTGCCGCTGCAGCTCGCTGCTGTCGTCGCGGTCGCCGCGTTGCCACTGCAGGCGCCTGAGTTGGCGGCGTAGTTGGCCGTGTTGGAATTGCCGCTGCATGCGTATGCGTTGGACGCATTGCTCGCTGTCGTGGCGTTGCCATTGAGAGGACCGTTGAAGGCCGCTGCAGTCAGGCCGCCGCCCGCAAGCTGGAAGGTCGTGCCATCGAAGTACAGATATTTGGCGCCGCCCGCGCCGTTGGTGAAGAACAGCGCGCCCGTGTTCGGTGCGCCTGGTCGCCAGGTCGTGATGTCGCCCTGCACGGTCAGCGGGCCGGTCAAGGTGCCACCTGTCAGAGCCAGCTTGTCGCTGGCGTCCTGCTTGACCCACGCGCTCCAGACGCCGCCAGTCTTGCGCCTGGTCCAGAACAGCCCGGTCGCGTTGTCGAGCGCGTCGAGCGTGATGTAGTTCGGGTCGGCGTTGAGCACGACCGCGGTGCCGCTGATGTTGGACGCGACCGGCGCCGCGGTCGCGGTCGGCGACGACCAGAACGAGCCAGTCTCAAATACGTGGCTGTCGTAGTTGGTGACTTGGGCGGCGCCGGAGGTGACGCCGAGATTGGCGCGCGCCTGCGCGGCACTGCTCGCACCGGTGCCGCCGGCTACGATCGGGCGCGGCGTATTCGCATCGGTTTCGATGTCGGCGACGAAGCCGTTATACTTCGAGGACTCGATCGTCGTGTCCGGCACGCCATTGGTGCCTGGCGGGCGGGTGTAGATGCCTGATCCGTCGCGCGGCATGGTGTCCTCAGCGGTTGGCGAACGGGACTTGGTCCTCGTTCCACAGGTCGATACCCTTATCGTGGAAGGCCGGCATCATCATCATGGTCATTCGATCGCGCATCCCGACGGTCGGGTCGGCCACCGGCGGCGACACTGCTTCGCGCGCTCGGAACAGTGGCGAGTTACGTGCGATGTCGCCGGCGACCTCCTCGCCGGCGCGGATCGTGCGCGCATTGGCGCCGGAGCGCATCAACGCGCCAGCCAGCGGTGCGGCCACCGCGCCGGTGCCAGTCACCGCCATCGAGGTCCACGGGTCGAGCCCGAAATGCGAGGCGAGGTAGGCGCCGGTCCCGGCGCCGCCGGCGCCGGCCAGGCCGCGCTGCAGGCCACCGCCGCCGCCGAACAGCGTGCTGCCGGAGCGCAGCAGATTGGTGGTGCGATCACCCATCACGGCGTCGGTGATGGCAGCACGCTCGGCGTCGGTGGCGCCGATTAAGCGGTTCTCGCCGCTCGGCGAGGAGACGAACTTGGACAGCTCCTGGCGCGTCGTGTTGCCGGGGTTCTGCCCGGAGTTGGCGCGCCCGGCCTTGATCAGCGCATAGTCGACGGCGTCCGCGACGCCCTCGCTGGTCTTGGCCGCGCGCCAGTCGCCGCGCGCTTGCATTAGGGCGTTCTCCAGCGCAGCAATGTCTTGCGGTGTGCCGCGGGTGAGCATGCCTTGCGGCGGGCGCAGCATGAAAGTATCGAGCACGTTGACCGCCTGGTGGCCGGCCGGCCCGCTCGGACCGGGCAGGCCCTGGAGCTGCTGGCGCAAGGTGTCGAAGTCGCTCGCGGTCACTGGGCGGTTGCCGCCGCGCGGGAAGGCCTGCGCAGCCCGCTCCAGGGTGGCGAAGGCCTCGGCCGCCTTCTCCGGGCTGAACGTACCCTGGCCATGATAGGGGCTCTGCAGGTAGGCGCGCGCGCGGTCGACGTAGTTCGCCACCGCGTCAGGGTGATACTCGAGCGGCGAGCGCTCGGAGAAGCGGTAGGCGGCCCGTGCCGAGTTCTCCAGGCCCTGCGGCAGCACGGCCGGCAGCATGTTCGGCTGGCTCGCCTCGTAGGCTGCGCGACGCTGTGCCGCCGGGCCGCCCTCTTGGGCGCGCCGCGCATAGTCGGCAGTATTGATGACCGGCGTTTCGGCGGTGCGTACCGTCGGCATCGGCGAGGAGCCCATGCGCCCCTCGGGAATGGCGCGTCGCGCGCTGGTGACGCCGGGGATGGCGCCGATCGCGTCGAACGCGGCGGCGCCGTATTGGCCCTTGTTGATGTGGTAGGGCATGTCCGCGCCTGACAGAATGGCGCCCATCGGCGTGAACGCGCGGCCGATGTCGGAGTAAGCGCGCGACAGCTTGCCGGCGACGTAGGGGTTGGCACCGGCTGCCATCAGCGCGTCTTGCCCCCACGACTGCACCTGTTCAGACGGCGCGAGGCTGCGCGGCTTCAGCTCGCCGAACGGGCGGTTGAACTGCTGCGGCGAGAACGCATTGAAGCCGGACTTCGGCTGCGGCACCGGCTCGGCGTCGAACATGTTGCCGCGCGGCGGCGTAATGTTGCGCTGCGCCGGTGTGAACGACGGCTGCGGGCGTACCGTGATGCGCGGGACGCCGCGCTCCTCGTCGCTCGGCTCGTCGTCGAACATATTTTTGCGGCCGGCCATGATCTACTCCTCCCGGCTGTCCAGTATAATCTTCGACAGTCCGGGCCAGTGGTACTTCTCATCGAAGTCCTTGTGCGCCCGCGGGTTGTCCTTGTTCTCCTGCAGTCGATCGACGGCCCAGCCGGGCACCACCTTGGTCATATCGATGCCGTAGCGACCATAGGTGCCGCGCTGCGCGGCCTCGTCGTTGCCGGCGTAAGTGCGCAGCTGCCTGTTGTGCGCGATCACCTTCTCGGTGTTGATGCGTTCGACCAGATTGAACACGCGCTTGATGCTCTCGGCGTCGAGCGTGATGTCGCCGGCGGCGGCACGTTCGGCCGCCTTGCGGTCCGCGTCGGAGATGTTTTGGTTGCCGACCAGGGCCGAGCGCATCGCCGCGACGATCGGTGCGACCTCGGCCTTGAACGCCTCGGTTGCCCGGATGCGCGGGTCGGGATCCCAGCCCAGCGCCGCCTTGGCCTTGGCCTTGGCGAGCTGAAACTCGGCGTCGGTGCCAGTGAACATCTTACCCTGGATCAGATCTTCGCGCGCCGCCTTGAGCGCCATTGCGGAGGCCGGTACGCCTTCGACGTTCTTGCGGCTCTCGGCCAGGCCCTTCTGCCACTCTTCGTCGGGGATGCCGCCGAGCCGTTGGCGCTTCTCCTCTTCGCCTAGCTTGGTGCGCAGCTCGGCCTGCTTCAGCGGGCTCTCGGCCTCGGCGCGCCGGATGGCCTCCTTCTCGTGCGTGCCGTATTTCAGCTTGTACTCTTCGACCTGGCGATTGTAGTCGGCCTCGCGCCGATCGGAGCCGAACTTGATCAGGTTCTTGGCGATTTCGGTCGCCTGCGGGTCGCCGGCGAAGCGTGGGTGGTTGAGGATCTGCCAGCCGCGGCTCTCCTCCGGCGTGAGCGTCTCCTGCTTGCGCGGCGCCTGCGGCGGACTTGACGGAATGTCAAAGCCGGGCTGACGCTGCAGCTGCTCGGGGGTCAGCCGCGGTGTTGCCGGCGGGAGGTCGGCCGGACCGGGGATGGGTCGGATCGTGGTCGGCGTCGGCGGGTTGTCGCCCTCGTCGGTCATCGTGCCGCCAGGATCCCCGGCGTCACCACTGGCGCCTGATGTCGACGTCGCGCCCTGCAGGCGCTTCAGGTAGTCCTTGCCGTAATCGCCGATCGACAGCTTCTCGTAGGCGTCGGTCAGGTGTGGCTTGTTGACGTTACCCGCCCCGCCGAACCAGGCACGCGCCGCGCCCTCTTCGCCAAAGCGCGCGACGTACTGCCCGAAGCGATGTCGGAACACAGCGTCCTGCGCCTGTGGATTGGCGAGAAACTGCTCCGGCGTCAGCGCCTGGCCGGTTGCGGCTTGCGTCCACGGCGCCACGTTGACCGTCATTACGCCGTACTTACCGAGCGCGCGGCCGTACTTGGTCTGCGCCTTGCCGACAGTGGCGTAGGGATCCTTCTCGCCGCCCGTCTCAATGCCGCCAATTGCGGCCGAACGTGCGCCCCACATCCCGTCGTCATCCGATGGCGGGCCACCAGCCGTTGGCGTTGGCGGCGCCGAGGTAGCGGTCATCGTCGGAGGGATTGCGCCCTCCGCCGGCGTAGGGTGTGGTTGCGGCACCCCCGGCCCGCCTTGCGCTATCAGCGCCGCAATGTTGCTCCGCTGCAGGATCGGGTCGACAGCACCGGCCTGTGGTCCTGGCGGCGCAGCGGCGGCCGCTGGTGCGGGTGCGCCAGGCTGCTGGAATAGCGGGTGGGTCGCGCGATCGCCGACGTAGCCGCGCTCTGCGGCGGCCAAGCGGGCATCGGTCATGCGATCGCCGACCGCCTCGCCGAGCGAGGTCAGCCCCTCGCCGATGTTCTTGGGGAAGCCGCGCTTCTGCGAGGCCAGCGCCTGCGCGATCGCGCGCCGGCGCTGCAGCTCGGGGTAGGACAGCCCGGCATTGTTGCCGCCGCCGAACGCGAATGCGAGCGGATTGCTCGGGTCGAGGATCCCGCTCTGTGCGGGTAATACATCAGGCATGGCGGCGTGCTCCCTTATTGTCGCGCAGGATGCTGCCTATGCGCGTCTGGTCAATGTACTTGGTGCCGGCGATCGTCTTGACCGCACCGCGGTCAACTTTCTCGACATCTTGCGCCATCGGCCCGACATGCGTGGTCGAGGTCGGGTCATCCTTGTATTTGTATTCGTAGATCGGCAGCGGCTTTTCTCCGTCAGGTCCGGCGGCGAACACGCTGCCGAGCCGATCGCCGACGTCCTTCTCGCGTCGGTCAGATCGCGTTAATCCTGCCACCGCGCCGAAAATGCCCCCCATAATCTGATTAAAATTCTGCGACGATTGCTGGTAGTTCGCCATGTCCTGGCTGAAGCGATTGTTCACCAGGCCGGCGTAATCCGTCGTCGGAATGTTGGCGTTCGCGACGTTGACGAAGTTCGGCTGCTGCACCTGCGAGCCGGACATCAGCGCAGTCACTTCGTTGATCGGTTGGTTGCGCTGAGTGTACTGCTCGTTGAGCCAGGTGGCGCGCGCCTTGTCAGCGGCGCTCATGCGCGTCACGGCGTTGCCCATGTTCTGCGCCTGCGCGGCGTTCTTAAACTGGCCGCGCAGCGCGCTCTGGGTATAGTCCTGCTGTTGCGCCGCGTTATAAAACGTGGCGCGTCCTTGCGCCTGCTCGAAGGCCGCCTTCTGCTCGGCCAGGCCCTTTTCCGTAATCCCCAATCGCGTGTCGGTGAGCTGGCGGCCGAATTGGTCCATTGCGGCTTGATAGGCCGGTGAGCCGATCTTGATGCCCTGGTCGGCCAGGCGCGCCTCGAGCTGCGCCTTGTCGCGCTGCAGCTGCGGGTCCATGCGCTGGAACAGCGCATCCTCGGCGCGCTGGCGCAGCGCCATGCCGTCGCCGTCGTCGAACGTGCGCAGCTGGCGATCGTTCGGGTCGCCGTAGGTGGTGTCGGCGTCAAAACCCTGCAGCGAATTAGGGTCGCCTGCTGTTGGCGCGGTGGCGCCACCCGGCGCGCGACCCTCGAGCATGCCGCTCTGGCGGTAGTGCTGCGCCGCGAATGCGAGCGGGTCGACGTTGACCGCGTCTGAGCCCGGCGTGCCGGGCGTACCTGGTGTGCCTTCGGTACCCGGTGTGCCGGGCGCAAAGCCGCCCATGCGCCCCTCAGCCTGGCCGTACAGCTGATAGTGCGTATACGCGGCCTGGATCGGGGTCATGCCGAATTGCGCCGCCGCCGCCGCCACGTCGGGATAGGCTTGCAGGTAGAGTTGCGGGTCGAACACGGTGCTGGCCGGCGTGCCTGGCGTGCCTGGCGTGCCTGGCGTGCCCGGCGTCGCCGCCACCGCCGGGCGGTTGGCCGCCATTGCTGCGGCGTAAACGTCGGGGTTTTGCTGCAGATACTTCACCGCATCGAAGGCGCCGCGCGAAGGATCGAACGGCACGCCGAGCAGGTTCTGCAGCATACCGCTTTGATTGGCGGCGAGCCCGGCGAGATTGGTCTGGGTGTTCTGACCGAGATTGTAGATGTTCTGTTGTGACGGCGAGAGCGTCTGTGTCGCGGTCTGCAGCGGCAGGTTATAGGTCGCGCCGGTCGACGGGTCGGTCCAGGAATAGTTGCCGGTGTTGGAATAGGTGAGCGAGCCGCTCGGCGTCACCTGGTTGACGCGGTTGAGCTGCGAATTGGCCACCGCCGTGCTGACATTGGTGCCGGTCTGCGCTGCCGCGGTTTGTGCCGGGTTGGGCGGTGCCGGAGGATCGCTGGTGCAAAAGCTGCCCATGTTATGCCGCCTTTCCTGCCTTGGCGTCGGGTAGATAGTGGCGATACCGCTTGCAGAACTTGCTCTCGAGCCAGTCCTCGTAAGTCAGCAATGCGAGCACGCCGTCTTCGGTGCGCCCGCCCAGTCGCGGGATCAAGATCAGCCGAAAATTCATCACGGCCAACATGCGTAGCACATGCTCGCTGTTGGCCGAGGTCTTGGTGATCAGCATCTGACAGCCGCACTGCATGAACGGATACTGAAACATCACCGCCAGCGTCGTCGGGGTGAGCCAGCGCTGCTTCGGCAGCGCCTCGATGCTCAGTTCGATGGTGCCGGCCTCGGGATTATAGTTGTAATAGACCAGCCCGGCGATCAGCTCGTTATCGGCATTGGCGATGCCGATCGCGCGCAGGTTCTTGTCGGCGAAGCCGGCGCGCTTGGTCACACCGGACGCAAGCTTGGAGCGCACGACGAAGTCGGCGACCAGCTCGTCTTGTTCGTAGATGTAGCGCAGCGGCATTGATCAGTACCTCGGCGGCATCGGCTGCGGTGCAGCACCTGGCGGCTGCGGCGCCAGCATGCCGCCCGGCTGCATACCAGGCGGCACGGCGGAGCCGAGCTGCGGCATCATCGGCTGTCCCATCCCGGGCGCCCCTGGCATTCCGGGCGTCCCGGCCGCCGCGGCCGGCATGCCGCCGGCGGGGGCACCAGGACCGCCGCCCGGCGCTCCGCCTGGCATCGGCGGGGGCGGCATTTGCGGCATCTCGGCGACTGGTGGCGGGTTCTGTACCCCCATCAGCGCCTGGGTGATCCGATCGCGCCCGGCGCCGGCGCCGTCATACGCGGTTTGCTCATACATCATCGTCTCCTAAAGGCGTTCATGAAGGTCGTCGGATCGAACGGCCGCGGCCCTGGCGTGCGCGACACGAAGTCGTCAGGCGTACCCATCGACGGCATACCACGCTGCATCTGCGCGCGCCGTTGCATCTGCAGCTGCTGCGCCAGCGGCATCTGCGGCTGCTGCGTCGGCGGCATCTGCGTCGTCTGCGGCATCTGCGGCGTCTGTGGCATCTGCTGCATCTGTGGCATCAGAGTTTGCGCGATGCGATCGCGCCCTTGCAGCTGCGGTGCGAGCGCACCGGCCGCCGTGGCGGGTGGCGCCGCGCCACCGAACATGCCGGGCTGCGCCGCGCCAGGCGTGGCACCAAAACCTGTCTGACCGCACATCGCACGTCTCCCTGCTACTCGTCGCCCGCACCGGGGCCGCCGGCGCTGTCGCCACTTGGGCCGCCTGCCGTGTCGCCGCTGCCGGGACCGCCTTCGGACGCACCGACGCCAATCCCGCCTGAGCCGGGTCCGCCCGCGGTGTCACCGGCGCTGCCGACTGCCGCGCCGCCGACGCCGCCGGCGTCGCCGCCGAGCCCGCCGCCGCCGGTATCAATACCGCCGGTGTCGGTGCTGACGCCGCCAACATCGACCGAACCGCCGCCTTCAAGCCCGCCGCCGGTCAGGCCGCCGCCGGTCAGGCCGCCGCCAGTAACGGCGCCACCGCCTTCCAGCCCGCCGCCCAGTCCCATGCCGGCCCCGATGCCAAGCCCGATGCCCATGCCCGCGGCGTTACCGGACGTAGCCGCCGCGGATGCCGCGGATGCGTCGCCGCCTTCGAAGCTGCCGGTCGGTCCGCCCAGGCCGAGCCCGCCGAGACCGAGCCCGCCGACGCCTTCCGTTGCGGCCCCGATACCAAGGCCGAGGCCACCCAGTCCGCTCAAGCCGGTGGACGTAGCCGCCGAGCTGTCGCTCGATTGATCGGCCTCGCTCTGGGCGCTTTGCGCCGACGGTCCGGTGCTGAAGCCGCTGTTGCCGAAGCCCTGCGGTCCGCCGCCGCCCATCAGGCCGCCGCCAGGGCCGGTGAGGCCGCCGCCTTCGGTGCTGAAGCCGGCGACGGCAGGGCCGCCCGCGCTCGATATGCCGCCGTAGCCGCTAAATCCTGCCGCCGAAGCCAGCCCGGCCGCGGTGGCCGCGCCAGCATCAACCGCGACACTGCTGCCGGTGACGTCGCCGGTGGGTCCGAGGCCGCCAAAGCCGAGCCCAAGACCGCCCAAACCCGAGCCCAGGAGGCCGCCGCCGCCCGGCAACCCGGCAGCGGCCGCTGCAGCGGCGCTGTCCTGATCGCCGAGGCCGAGGCCGGCGGAGAGGCCGATGCCCAGCGGGCCTCCCGCCGCCAGACCTTGCGACGCTGCCGACAGACCTTGCGTCGCTGACGCCTGACCTTGAGCTGCTGCCGCTGCGTCGGCTTGACTTTGCGCCGACGCGCTTTGCGCCGATGCCGCCGCGG